ATCCTATCGAGCAACTCAAGTGCTGTCTGCTGATGTTCCTGTGCTCTTATAGTGAATTGCTGAACGGTTAACGGCGCTTCTTCGCCTGGTGGTCCCATATTCGGAAGTCTCACAAAAACTGTCCTGTCCTCATCGAACATGAACTTTCCGCTCTGGTCGTCTTTCTCAAGCCACTGCGCAGGTACAATGATTCTGCCTCGTGCTCGTCTGATATCATCGATCCAAAGACTAAACGTTTCATCTAATGCATCCATGAGCGGTTCTTGACCCGCAAAGTCTGACATGCCTAAAGGTGATCCTCTGAATAACCGATTAGGTATTCGATTCGGGATGTATCTAACAAGCACGTCATCTATTCCAGTTATCACTGCATCTTGAAGTCCTTCTGTGCTTTCGTGTGAGTCCAACGGAATCCGTCGTCCAAGCGAAGTATCTGATCCTTCGAATAAAGCATTTTCAATAAGTCCTGCTTCTCTGTATTCAATATGCCGCCACACTTTGCTTTGTGTTCGTTCTACTTCTCGAACGAAAGAAACAGAGCGAAGGTCTCCTGCAATGCCGAACGTGGGATATGCGACGTCGGGCTGGCAAATAGTCACAAGCGGTATCGAGTACCATTCGCTATCCCAATCTATCTTGAGGTAACATCCGCCTAACGCTGCAGTGACTTCTGCTGCCGATATCATCGTTGAGATGAAACCCGATTGTTCGATAATCTCATCGAGTCTTTCTTGTGCTCTTTGAGCTTCGCTGTTGCCGTCACTTGCTTCGACAATCTCAATGGTGGGTTCTTCTGAAAAAAGAAGATCAGCCGACACGCCAGCGATATCGCCAGCGATCGGCACGTGGACTAAGGGTCGATTCTCGTCTTCATATATTTTGCCCCAAAAACGTCCTTTGGTTGTGCTCGAGTATCCGCATACGTAACGGTAATAGTTAGCAAGCCGCTCGGTATCTCCTGAATACCATGCCGCCCATTCTTGCATCTTCGCTCGCTCATTATCCCATGCTGTAACGGGAGGCCACGTTGAAACATCTAATATTCTCATTTGTTATTCTCGCCCTCCCTCATTTTGTGAGTATACAATCACATTACTATTTATGTCAACATGATATTAAATATAAATATTACGAATCCATTACCAAGTTATAATATCGTCCTAATCCATTGACTGCATACCGCAAAGCATCAAGACTATGATCATGTTCTTTGATCGGTTTATCTTCGCCTCGTTCTTGTGCTTTCGGATCCCACGCATAGCTTGTAAATTCTTCTTGTAATCCTTTACATGACTTATGTATGAACAACTTTTCAGCCGAAAGTAGCGATGATATTTTTCTAATACCATCAAGCACCGTGTTATCAGCTTGTGCCACTCGGCTTAATGCGGGATATTTTCGTCTCATTTGCCACAAGGCCAACCGAAATGACTTTGCCGAAGGATCGATGAAGATCCATTCAGGTTTTATACTACCAAGCCAATTCACAAAGTCTTCGGCATATTGGACGTCCGTTTTGCTTCGTGATAATTCTGCGCCTGCTTCATGACGGTATTCTCGTAAAACATACAATCTATTGTCGATGCCAATGCCGAGTAAAATAAACGCTGTTGCGTTGCTCGTGCCGTAATCGACGCCTACCCAATATTTCTTAATACTCGGTATATCATCCGTTACGTGTCGTGCCGCATCGAACATATCATATACAACGCCTTCTGCCATGACCCATTGGCCAAGAATATAACGTTGATACCATACGCCTGTATATTCAGTTTTTAGCGCTTCTACGAAATCAGGATCAAGAAACGGATTATCATCCAGCTGAAAATGAAAGTGTTTCAACCATCGTCCATCAGTATTATCTATGAATTGCTTCAGCCAATGGTGTGGTGACCCCGGGTTGCACGTGCCATCAAACTTTGCTCCAGGTTTATCGAGCCGTGATTTGAGCATCTCAAAGAACGACTCCGGCCAAGTTGTAACTTCATCACCATATGCATACACAAGACCAATACCTTGTATCTTTGTCACAGCTCGCTCATCGTTTGCGCCAACTACATAACATTTACGTCCGAAAAGGTCAACTAATCCATCGCCATATACTTGCGAAACGCATTGAGGTGTATATAATTCTCGTAGCGGATCAATGATATTACGCTTCAATGTACGCTCAGTCTTACCGATAAGCAAAAAATTGCCTTCACCTTGTTCGACAACACGTAATGGCAATAAAAAGAAGGAGCCATAAGTCTTACCACTCCTTACGGCACCTGAAAGAATGTTCCAGCGTGCATTTGCTTCGGCAATCACATTAGCTTGTTTTTGACTGAACACTTGCCGCTTCCCTAATTGCATCTACAAGCTCCTTTAATTTGATATTATGATCATCCGAATTATCACCACGTTTTTTCTGCCCCCACCGCTCGGGGTGTCTGCGCTCAAGGAAGTCTCTAATCGCTCGATAATCTTCCGGCATGTGCTTTTGCCACTGTGCAACCATTCTAACTTCCGCTTCATATTCCGCGCGCGTTACAGCCTCGAAAAACTCTCTAAACTTGCCGCTTTTTGCAGTTTCACCTTTCTGCATCCATTTTCGGAAGGTTGAATAATGGATTCCTGCATAGGCACATGCCGCTTCATAGTAATTGCCGGCCCTAATTGCTTCTGTTAACCTCTTTGTAATTTCGGGAGTTAGCTTACTTGGTCTCGCCATTTTGATCACCACACTTATTTAGAACCTTTTTCCCTCGGGAAAAGGCATATTCCCTTTCTTTCCTGCACCCTTCGCTGTCCCCATATATCCAAACCTCATCCTGCCAACTCCGCCTTCTGCCCGGTAAGATTTTCCCACCTCTTGATTATTACATCACAGTATATCGGGTCCAACTCCATCATGTAGCAGGTGCGGTTTAATTGCTCGGCGGCAATCAGTGTAGAGCCAGAGCCGCCAAAAAAGTCAATTACGATATCACCAGACTTGCTACTATTCTCAATCGCTTTTGCGCATAGATTTATAGGCTTCATGGTAGGGTGTTCCTCCGATACTTTAGGACGGGGTATCTCCCAAACATCTGACTGTTTACGGTCTTTAAGCGGGCAAAGGCGTGTTCCTTCAAGCCAACCATACCAGATCGGCTCGTACTGGGTATGATAGTCCTTTCTTGATAGTACCAAGCTGTCTTTTTTCCATATAATTGTGCTCGACCAGTGATACCCTGCCTCCCGCATGACGTTCATCAAACTGCCCCATTCCTGAGGACTCATTACCACATAGGTCATGCATCCGGCTTCAGAAACCTCTTTCATGCATTTAAAAGCGCGCAATAAAAAAGCGCCGAATTCTTCGGTGCTCATATTGTCATTTAGAATTTGTCTTGGCTTCCAGCTTGGATGCTTGGTATCTGAACCGTAATCAACATTCCAGGGTGGGTCAGTGAAAACAAACCTCGCCTTTTGTCCGTTCATCAGCTTTTGCACATCTGAAAGCACGGTGCTATCCCCACACATTAACCGATGCCTTCCTAACTGCCATATATCTCCCGGCTTTGTTATCGGTTCCTCTGGCGGCTCCGGCACTTCGTCCTCGACAATTTCTTCGGGTACATGGATCTGTGCTATTAGTTCCTCTATCTCGTCCATATCAAAGCCGGTAAGCTCTAGATCTATTTCTCCAGTATCCAGGTCCTGTAGTAAATCTTTGAGCTTTTCATAGTCCCAGTCAGTCTCATCCTGTAGCCGGTTATCCGCTATAAG